ACAACAACTGTTCCAGGTTCTGTAGTATCTGTTACATATGCAGGTAAGTTTGCCTTAGCAAATTCTAAGGTATTCGGCTTATTTGAGATGACTACTTCCTTCTTTAATGCAACACAATGGTATGACAAGGTGTTCTCTGCAGTAATCGCAGTATTATTCGTAGGTATTTCCTTGTTATCCCAGAAATTATCTTCAAGACCTGCAAAGTATCAAAAGATTCATCCAAATGATAAGAATGCTAAGAATGATCAGCAAAAACAGATGAAGTATATGATTTTTGTTCTGATAATGCAGATTGGACATTACCGGTAAAAGGTTCATCTAAAACAATGTTAAGCCACTATAAATTATCGAAAGTTAATAAGCAGGATTCGAAAGCCAATGGTATGACGTTAGTTATGGCAGATGGCGGAAAATATAAAGATATGATCTATTCACGTATGAGGAGAGAAAATGATAAACAGGGTAGTTGGATGGTATATAAAGAGTGTGATAGAGAATATGCTAATCAAGTTACGGCAGAACAAAAAGTAATTGAAAGAAATAAAAAAGGTTCAGAAACAACAAAATGGAAGCTTAAAAAGTCGCATGCAGATAATCACTATTTGGATGCGGAAGTTTATGCTTTTGTAGCAGCGGATATTTTAAATGTTAGAACATTACATTTACAAGATGATGATGAAGAGGAAGAAGAGCAACAAGAAGAAGTACAGCATGTGAATAATGAAGAAAACTGGATAAATAAAAATGAAAGTTGGATATAGGAAGGAGGGAAAGATATGCTTGATTTAGAAGGAATGACTACAGAGCAAATGTTAGAAGAAGTAAATAAAGCAATAATGGCAGTTATGGTAGGTGGGCAATCGTACAAAATTGGTTCACGTTCATTAACTAGAGCTGATTTAGGTACGCTGAAAGAATTAAGAAAAACATTATTGGCAGAGGTGGCACAAGATAATCAAGATAATTTGGGTGGAGCATATGTGGCAAGATTTGAAGGAAGGTGATTGTGTTGAATGTTTTAGATAGAGCTATAGGATTTTTCTCACCTAAAGCAGGGGTGATGAGAGAGGCATATAGGCAGCAGTTGGATGAGCTGAGAAATTATTATGATGCAGCAGGTGGAAGACATTCAAATTCTAATTGGCATGTTAGCAACCAGTCGGCTGAAATAACAGACAAATACAGTAGAGATACGATTAGAGCAAAGACCAGAGATCTTGAGAGAAATAGTGATATGTTTAATGGCGTGGTTAGTGCATATAAAAGAAATGTTGTCGGTGTAGGCATGACCGTGCAAGCATGGACAGATGATGATGATTTGAATACTAAACTTGAGGAATTATGGGAAGAGTGGACTAAAAAGAAAAATTGTGATGTTACAGGAACACAATCTTTTAATCAAATGCTACGAATGGCAGTTACAAGAAAAAAAGTTGATGGTGGGATTTTGTTTGTAAAAAGATATACACATGGTGGAATGATACCTTTTAAGCTTCAGATGATAGAAGTAGATGAACTAGATACAATTCAAACTTCACCAAGGCATGTAGGAAATAAAGTAGTAGGTGGAATAGAGTACAACGTCTTTAATAAGCCGATTGGATACTGGATAAGACAGTATGATATAGAGGGCTATCAAGAGATGCAACCAGTATTTGTGGATGCAAAAGACGTTGTATTTTATTTTTCTAAAAAAAGGCCATCTCAGATAAGAGAAATATCTGATTTGGCACCTACAGTAAATCGTATAAGAGATACAAATGAGTTTATGACTTCTGTATCTGTAAAAGAGAGGATTGCAGCATGTTTAGGAATATTAATTAAACGTGTAAATCCTCAAATTAGTATGGGTAGGAATGAAAGAAAAGGTGGAGAAAAAAGGACAAGCTATGAGGGAAAGAATATAACACCAGGAATGATTCTTGAAATGAATGCAGGAGATGAGGCACAAATATTAGATCCAAAAGGACAAGCAACAGATGCAAGTAGCTATGTTAAATTACAACAACAATTAATGAGTTCAGGACAAGGGTTAAGTTATGAAACAGTTGCTAGAGATATGTCTAAATCGACTTATTCAAGTGCACGACAAGGTGGAATAGAAGATGAACTAACATATGCTGAGGAGAAAGAATTGCTAAAAGACTGTATGAGTGAAATCTATGAAACCTTTATTATTTCCTGTTATATTGCAGGGTTAATTAATGTAAAAGACTTTTGGGAAAAGAAGACCTATTATTTAAAACATAAATGGGTAGAAAGCCCTAAGCCGTGGATTGATCCAGTGAAAGAGGCTAATGCAAATAAAATAGCATTACAAACAGGACAAAAAACATTTCAACAGATTTGTGCAGAAAACGGTAAGGACTGGAAGGAGCAAGTGGATGATATGTTATCAGTCTTAGAATATGCGAGAGGAAAAGGAATTGAATTAGGAGGGGTTATTTATGGAAAAGGGAAAGATGAACTCTATGACACCAAGAGCGCAACCGAAGTCTAGTAATACTAGAGAAATGATTGAAGCTAGTATTAGAGCAGCAGAAGGTGAAGGTAAGGAAAGAAATTTTATATTAAGTTTTTCAAGTGAAGAACCGGTAAAAAGATGGTTTGGTGAAGAGATACTAGAACATACATCAGGAGCAATCGATTTAAAAAGAATCAATGAAATAGGTTGCTTACTGTATAACCACAATAGAGATAAAGTACTTGGGAAAGTCGTTAAGGCATGGGTAGAAGATTATAGGGCTTATGCAGAAGTTAAATTTGATGAAGATGCAGAAGCAGAGGTTATCTATCAAAAGGTGAAAAACAAAACATTGCAAGGCGTATCTGTAGGTTACAGGGTAGATGTATGGGAAGAAGTTAAAGCAAATTGTAAGTCAACGGATGGAAGATTTAATGGGCCATGCGAAATTGCAAAACGCTGGTGGCCGTATGAAATTAGTATTGTATCTGTTCCAGCAGATGCATCCGTTGGAGTAGGGAGGGAGTTTGAAGATGAAGGGCAAAATGAAAGTGGAAATTTAGAGATCTTTGAAAGACAAATACAAATTAATAAAAACATTTTGGGAGGGAAATAGAATGACATTAGAACAAATGATTGCAAGAGCAATGGGAAGACAACAAGCAATTGTTAATACAGCAAAAGGAGAAGGAAACAGAGGATTGACTGTAGAGGAAGAAAGAGAATTTAACGAGATTCAAGAAGAAATTGATGGATTAAGAGACTTGCTCCAACAACAAAATGCAAATCAGCCAAAAGGTAATGATAATGATGAACAAAGAGGCATTGAAGCTGAAACAGAGAGAACATTAGAAATCATGGAAATGTGTAGGGCCTTTGGAATAGAAGAGGAAGAAACTAAAAGATACATAAAGGAAAAGACATCAGTAGAGCAGGTTAGAAAGCTAGTTATGGACAAGTTGATTGAAAATGGACAACCATTACATGTAACAGGACAGCGAGAAGTAGGTGAGGATAACTTTAGAGAAGATGTATCTACTGGATTATTGTTACGTGCGGGGATTGATGTAAAAGATGCATCAGTAGGGGCAATGAAATTAAGAGCAATGAGCTTAAGAGACATTGCAATCGAGTGCCTTACAAGAGAAAATGCAGGAGGACAGCTAAATACAAGGAGTCAAGATGAGCTATTTACTATGCTGACTAGAGATTACTACAATCCAACAGCAGCATTTCCATCAATTATGGATTTAGCAATTAATAAAGCATATAAGGCAGGGTATGAAAGAGTACCAGTTACATTTGACCAATGGACAGCAAAAGGAAGTTTAAAAGATTTTAAAGTACAAGAAAATTATTATGTAGCGGGTACAGCAGGAGAGTTTTATGAATTACCTGAGAATGGAGAACTAAAACAAGACGTTCCAAAAGATGAAAAGTTGCCAAGCAGACAATTAAAAACATTTGGTCGTCAGTTTACAATGACTAGAAAAGCATTCATTAATGATGATATTGGATATATCACAACTATTCCACAAAGATATGCAGCAAGTGCGAAGAAAACAATTAATACACAAGTTTATAGAGCACTAGCACAAAATCCAGTTATTTATGATGGTAGTCAACTTTTCTGCAGTACACATGGAAATATTGTTGCAACAGGGACAGATTTTACAGTAGAAGCAGTACAAAAGGTGCTTATGATGTTACAACTTCAAAAAGACCAATTTGGAGAGCCAATTATTATTAGACCAGCCTTTTGGGTTGTACCAGTTGGATATGCTTTTAAAATTCAATCTATTCTTTGGAGCCAAACAATTAATACAGAAGGTAATACACAAGCATATAACCCACTATATGCTTTTAGAAATTCTATTACACCAATTGAAGACCCAACACTTAATGCGCTAATAGGTAAAGATAATCCAATGCCTTGGTTCTTAGTGGCAGATAAGGATGATGCACCAGTTATTCAAGTTGATTACTTAAATGGACAAGAGATGCCTACTATTAGACGAATGGAAAGACCGGGTACATTAGGATTTGTATGGGATATTTATTTAGATTGGGGAGTAACTGTAATTGACTATAGAGGTATCGTTAAGAACCCAGGTATTAGATTACAATATTAATAATTTGGAGGGATAGGAAATGAAAAGTAGATTTGTACAAGAGGGAAACACGTTAGATTATACAAATAGTACATCATCAGCAATTAGTGCTGGTGATGTTGTTGTATTAGGGAACAAAGTTGGGATTGCAGCAACAGATATTCCAATTGGAGCAAAAGGTGCTGTAAAAATGAATGGTGTCTTTGAAGTGCTTAAAGACGAAGCAGCAGTATTTACACAAGGAGCGACAGTCTACTATGATACTATAAATGATGAAATGGTAGCTGAAAGTGGAGATAATACAGTTGTTGCAGGATATGCAGCATATGCAGCATCAGTAAACAGCACAACAGTATATGTTAAATTGGCGGGATAGGAGGAGAAAACGTGAGAAGATTAATCGCAAAGCATCCTATATTATATCATTCTCATACATATCAAGTAGGAGATGAACTTCCTACAAATGATATTGAGAGTATTAAATTATGGCGTGAAAAAAATGTAGCTGAATGGGAGTCAGAAACTGACACCAAAAATAGTGAAGAGAAACAAGAGGATGAAAATGAAAAAGAACCGGAATCTAATACAGAAGGTGAAGGAGAAAAGAAAGATAATGAAACAGGAGCAGCAGAAAGTAGATTAGAAGAAGGAGAAAAAAAGAAAACAGCTGATACAAAAGAAATTGATAAGAAGTCAGAAAGTAAAAGTACAGCTAAAAAAGCGGCGAGTAAGCCTAAAGTACCTACAGGAAGAAATAATAAGAAGTAGGTGATGCTAATGGGTTTTAAAGACATTATGGCACAAGATATCAATAATGTGTTTATTAATAACGAAGAGTTTAGTGAAACACATAAAATTGATGATGTTGAAATGGATGTTATTATTGATCAGAATGAGTTAATAGAAAGACAGGTTAAGGTGAATCAGCACATGGATGGTATTTATTCATGTGCTATTTTAATTTATGTAAAAGCTTCTCAGTTTGGTAATAAACCTAAAGTTGGAAGTCAGTTGAAGTTAGATAAAAAGATGTATTTAGTTAGTGATTGTACAGTAGAAGATGGCTTATATGCCATTACATTGGAGGCTAATAGGTCATGATTAGCATAGATGTTAATGTAGCTCATATAGAACACATCCAAAAAAGACTAGGGAACTTAAAGAGTGAAACTCCTAAAGTATTAGCTAAAGCGGTAAATGTAACAGCTAAACAGGCAAGAAAAGAACTTGCAACCGAGGCTAAACAAACTTATACAGTTAAAGTAGGAAAATTCAATAAGGCTATGAAGATTAAAAATGCAAATAAGTCAAAACCTATTGCAACGATTACAGCCAAAGGTTCACCGATGGCATTATCTAATTTTAAAATTAATCCTACACAACCTATACAAGGTGGGGGTGATGCAGCAAGAGCAAAAGTTGTTAAGGTGAACAGTCTTAAAAGTTTGATATTGGGTGGAGCGGATAAGTCAGGAAAAGATTTAAAAGCATTTATAGCTAAGTTTGCATCAGGTCATATTGCGGTTGTGCAACGTATACCAGGAAGTAGAATGAGAAGTAATCCACATAAGGAAGCGTTGAAGGAATTTTATTCTACAAGTATTCCTAAAATGATAGGAAATGAAGAGAGGGTATATGGAAAAGTTAAGCCGATTATTAAAAATAATTTAAAAGACAATATAGATGCTGAAATCGATAGGGTATTAAGGAGTGTTTAATAGTGATAGCAACTTATTTACAGGATGCATTAAACAAAGAGTTGAAAGAACTTTTTATAAATGAGACTTATCTAAACCAAAATAAAGAACATGAAAAAATAAAAATATTTTCACAAAGTCTACCAGTTGAAAGTAATCGTGAGGATGAGGACGAAGATCCATTTCCATATGTGATTAATAGGCTAATTGATGGAAGTGTTGAAGATGAGAATTCGGCACATGAAGTAAAATTAATGCTTATTATTGGCATATATGATGAGGATAAAAAGAAGCAAGGATATAGGGATGTACTTCATATCATCAATAAAATTTATGAACGTTTTGCAAGAAATAATATTTTAGATAGAAGATATGTTGCAAGATTGCCTTTTAAATGGACATTACAGTATGAGGATTCACATCCGTATTATTTTGGAGGAATAGAAATGTCATTTGATACGCCGGCGATAAGAAGGGAGAATGAATTTGCATGAAAAAGCAAAAGGAAGTAGTTAATAGTGAAGTAAAAGAAGATGATAGTAAAGCAAATGTTAAGGCTACAGTAATGTATGTAGGACCTACAATAGTAGGAGAAATTAAGCAGTATTCAGTTTATAAAAATGGATTACCTAAGAATGTTTCAAAGTTGGCTGAGCAAGTACCAGCTATTAAGCATTTGTTAGTACAAACAGGACATATTACAGAAGCTAGAAAACAGATTAATGAAAAAGGTAGTGTCTTAAATGTTATGTATAATAAGGTACTAGATTATATTAAAGGAGGCAAATAAAGATGGGATACAAACATGGTATAGGTATTTTAGAGCAAGAAACAAGTGTTACTATTCCAATAGAAAGTACAGCGGGGTTACAAGTCATTTTTGGAACAGCACCAGTCAATTTATTAAATGATCCATATAATGCCACTAATAATCTTCAAATTGCTTATTCGTTTAAAGAAGCATGTCAAAAAGTGGGTTATAGTGATGATTTTAAAAAATATACACTATGTCAAAGTATTGATGCATGTTTTAGAGTATTTAATGTTGCGCCTATTATTTTAGTTAATGTATTAGATCCTAGAGTGCATGTTAAAGATAATGAAGAAGCAAATTATGATGTAGTAGGTGGTAAAGTACTTGTTAAAATTGAAGGCATTCTTAAAGATACTGTTAAAGTAAAAAGCGAAGATGGAGAAACGGAATATACAGTAGATGAAGATTATGTGGTTAGTTTTGATGATGATGGATATATCATTATTGCAGTAGTTAGTAGTGGTACAGCAAAGAATGCAACAAAGCTTAAAGTAAGTAGTAAAAGAATTGCACCAGAAATGGTTGATAAAGATGATATCATAGGTGGTTATGATACGGAAAGTGATAAAGAAACAGGACTTGAACTTATTAGACAAGTATATCCAAAATTAGGTTTGACACCTGGATTAATCTTGGCTCCAGGATGGTCACATGATGCTAATGTAGCAGCAGTAATTGAAGCTAAGTGTGAGTCTATTAATGGTCTATTTACTTGCGAAAGTGTAATGGATATTGACACAACAAAGGCGAAAACTTACGACAAGGTAAAAGAAATTAAAGAACAAACAGGATTATCTAGTAAGCATACAATTGTATGTTGGCCTAAAGTGGTGATAGGAGAGAAAAAATATTACTATTCAGCAATCATGGCAGCACTTATTGCTTATACAGATGCAAATAATGGAGATATTCCAAACTTATCACCATCAAATAAAGATGCTAACATTACAGGAGCAGTACTAGAAGATGGGACAGAAATATTATTAGACATTGAACAGGCTAATCTTGTTAATAGCTATGGAGTTGTAACAGCTATTAATATGAATGGGTGGAAGAGTTGGGGAAATAATACAGCATGTTATCCATCCAATACAGATCCTAAAGACAGATGGATTGGTGTGAGAAGATTCTTTACATGGTGGGGAAATACATTTATTCTTACATATTTCCAAAAGGTAGATGATAATACAAATTATCGTCTTATTCAAAGTGTGGTAGATAGCGAAAATATAAGAGGGAATAGCTTCCAAGCAAGAGGGTACTGTGCAGGGGCGAAAATTCAATTTTTAAGTGGTGAAAATCCTATTACAGACATTCTTAATGGTACGATTAGATTCCATCAAATGTTAGCACCATATACACCAGCAGAATACATTGAAAACACTTTAGAGTTTGACCCAAGCATGATTGAAACAGCATTAACAGGAGGTGGCAACTAATGAATAATCCAATTCCAGAAACAATTAACGCATTTAATGTATACAAAGATGGAAAACAATTAATCGGTATTAGTGAAGAGGTACAGTTACCGGACTTTGAACAGATAACAGAGACATTATCTGGACCAGGTATTTTAGGTGAGTTTGAATCAGCATCTATAGGACATTTTGGAAGTATGGAAATTGAAATACCATACAGAACAATAGATGGTGTAAAACTGCATTTAAATGCATTTGAATCACAAGACTTAACTTTAAGAGGAGCGATTCAACAAACAGATGCAAGTGGAGCAGTAGATTTTGTAGGAATGCGTGTAGTGGTAAGAGGAAAGGCTAAGAAGGTAACAGGTGGCTCATTAAAACAAGGGGCACCAATGGGTTCATCAGTAACACTAGAAATTATTTATATCTTAATTGAGATTGATGGAAGCGTATGTATTGAGCTGGACAAGCTTAATTGTGTTTATAAGGTTAATGATGTAGATTTGTTAGAAAAAGTTAGAGCATTATGCTAATGGAGGGGAAAGAAATGAGAGAAGAAAAAGAAGTTTTAAATGGTGTAGTAGAAGAAAATGAATATATTCTAAGATTATCAAAACCATATCAATTTGAGGGAGAAACATATAATCATGTTGATTTATCAAAGCTAGAGGACATTTCAGCAAATGATATGATTAAAGCACAAAGACTTATGGAGAAGTCAGGAAGCGTATCGGTATTACCAGAAATGTCAATGGAACATACTTGTATTATTGCAGGATTAACAACAGGAAAGCCAGTAGAGTTTTTTAAACAATTACCAGCTAAAGATGCAATTAAGCTTAGAAACAGAGTGACAAATTTTTTATACGCAGAGGATTAAAACCTCAAGATGGAGTAAAGCTAAGAAAACTTGCAATTAACCTCTCTATATCCATACAGACAAGTCTTAACTATTTGTTAGACTTGTCTGTTTTTGAATTATTAGATATTGCAAAGGAGGTAGCAGAAATTGGCAAGCAAAGAGCAAGAAATAGCAATTAAAATAGCAGCACAATTAGAAAAATCATTTGGTAAAAATATTAGTGAAGCTACTAATAAAATATCAAAATTAGGTAGTATAGCAAAAAAGGCAGCAACTATAGCAGGAGGGGCCTTTGCAGCTATGAAAGTAAAAGATGTTGTAGTAGATGCAGCAAATACATATAAGACATTTGAACAGGCAATGTCGCAAACAGCAGCAACAGCAGGAGCAAGTGATGAAGAGTATAAAGCTATGGAAGCGGCAGCATTGGCAGCAGGGAAAGCAACGACTAAAACAGCAGAAGAGAGTGCACAAGCACTTGGGTATATGTCATTGGCAGGATGGAATACGCAGCAGTCAATCAAGGGGCTAATGCCAATTTTGCGAGCAAGTGAGGCAACGCAAATGGACTTGGCCACTACGTCAGATTTGGTGACTGACTCATTGAGTGCACTTGGACTTGGAGTTGATGATCTTAGCCATTATTTAGATGTTGCAATACAAGCAAACAATAAATCTAACCAAACAGCTGGACAGATGATGGAAGCATTCATAAGCGCAGGGCTTACACTTAATGATTTAGGGGATAGCATAGAAAATGTATCTGGACTATATGGTATGCTTGCAAACAGAGGTACAAAGGCCAGTGAGGCTGGTACTGCCATGAAGGCAATCACTGTAAATGTAAAGAAAAATGCAGAAGCAATTGAGGACTTAGGTGTAAAGGTTTATGATGCAGAAGGTAACTTTAGAGGAATATCAAAAGTACTTGAAGATTATAACAAAGCTACAAGATCAATGAACCAGGAGCAAAGAGATGCAATAAATCTTGAAATAGCAGGAAAAAACCATTTGGGAAGTTTCAATAAAATCATGGAAGGTTTTAATACAACATTAGATGATGGGACAACAGAATGGGAATCTTTGCAAGCATCTTTAAATGGTGCAAATGGAGCACTTGACAACATGGCTGATAAGGTAACAAATACAATGAGTGGAGCATTAGAAAGACTTAACTCAGCTATAGATGATGTGAAGATTAATTTCATTAAGCAATTTGCGCCATATGCAACAGTAGCAATTAATAAGGTGGCAGAAGTAATACCTAAGATTACAGAAAAAGTATCAGAAGGTATTGCTTATGCAAAAAGTAATATTGGGAGTGCATTGAAGAGTGGAGCAGATGATTTTAGATTTATAAAAATAACTGCAGTAAATGCATTTGAGAACATAAAGAGCAAAATAGAAGAAGGGCAACCAGTATTTGAAAAGGTAGTAGCAGTAGCAAATGATATTAAAGGCAAGTTAGGGGCTGCATTTAAAGATAACAAGCCAACAATATCATATGTTTCTGAAACATTACTTCCAAGTATAGTTGATGGAATGATAAAAGTATTAGATTCAGCTACGGATGTATATACATTTATAAGTAGTAACTGGAGCTTAATCGGACCAATAGCAAAAGGAATAGGCGCAGCAATAGTTGGAATTAAAATGGCTACATTTGCAAAAGAGGTTACATTAGCAACAAAGGCACTGACATTGCTAAGAATAGCAAAAGTAAAAGACAAAATAGAAACGCTAATTTTACAAGGACTATATGCAAAGGATGCAATAGTAAAAGGAATAAGTACAGCAGCAACATATGCACAAATAGCAGCAACAACAGCATGGAATGCAATATGTGGAGTAGCTACTGCAGTAACAACAGCATTAGGAGCAGCATTTGCATTTTTAACATCACCAATTGGATTAGTAATACTTGCAATAGCAGCAGTACTTGCAATAGTAGTTTTATTAATTAAAAATTGGGATAAGGTAAAAAATGCAGCTGGAGTATGTTGGGATTGGATAAAGAGCAAATGGGCAGAAGCTGGGCAATGGTTTGCATCAAATGTAACAGGGCCTATAGGAGAAAAGTTTGTAGCAGCTAAAGAAAAAATAGTAGGAGCATTTAGAAGCGCATCAGATGGAATTAAAAGTGTATTTAATGGAATAAGTGGATGGTTTTCATCACATGTAATAGATCCTATAGTAAATAAGTTTAACAAGATAAAAAATATGTTTAGTGGATTTTCTATAGGTTCATCATCAAAAAGTACAGCTACAGTTACATCAACAAGTGCTAGTTACAAGGTGCCTAAACTTGCAACAGGTGGTATTGCAACAAGTGCTACTTTTGCAGAGATTGGTGAAGGTAAAGAGCCGGAAGCAGTAATGCCACTTTCAAAACTTGCTAATATGATAAATGGATATATAGCAGATAGAAATGCAGGAGCTGGAAAGAAAATAAACATAGATGGATTAGTAGAAGATGTTAATAGCAGTAATAATGTACAACCAGTTATACACTATAGTCCTTCATACAACTTCTATGGTGAGGCACCAAGTAAAAAAGATTTAGAAGATGCAGGAAGAATGACACAAAATGAATTTAATAAAATGCTAGATAATTACTTTAAAAATAATAAGAGAACAAAATTTGCATAAGGAGATGAGTAATATGCATACAACAGTATCTGGTGATACATGGGATATTGTAGCAAAAAAGGTATATGGGAATGAAAAGTATACAGACTACTTAATGCAAAATAACATGGACAAGTTAGATATATTTGTATTTGATGCTGGAATAGAATTATACACACCGGAATTAGAAGAAGAAGTGGATGAAGATTTGCCAGAATGGAGGCAATGATGAAGAGTGTAAATACAAGAAGAACTGTAGTTGGTATAACTTATAATGGGAAGGATGCAAAGTCTCTAGAGCAATTTCTAGAGACTTTTTCATATGTAGATGAAAGTAATGGAGCAGGAGACACAATAGATATACAACTACATAATTTGGACAAGAGATGGTTAAATGAGTGGTTCCCTAAAAAGTCAGATAATCTTATAGCACAAATAAAGACATATAACTGGAATGTACAATACCAAAACTGGTATAAAGAAAATGAAATGAGGATATTCAAGTGTGGGAAATTTATATTAGATGATTTTAGCTTTTCTGGAAGGCCATTATTATGCAGTATAAAAGGTATATCATCACCATGTAATAGTAGTTTTAAATCAACTAAAAGGACTAAAACATGGGAGAAGGTAACAGTAAAGGGTATAGCAGAAGAAGTGGCAAAAAGAGCAGGAATAAGCCTATATTATGATGCTGAATCATTTCAAATAAAATCAATAGAACAATCATCACAAACTGATTCTGAGTTTTTATCTAATCTGTGTAAGGAATATGGATTATACATGAAGATTTATGAAGATAAAATAGTAATCTATGATCCATTTGAATATGACAGGAAGGATGTAGTATTAACGATATATGAAAAGGATATGATTTCATGGGATTGGAATACTACGACAGAAGGTACTTATACTGGTGGAAAGATGAAATATACAGATGCAAGTAATGAAAAGGACTATGAATGCAGTATAGGAAGTGGGCCAAGGATATTAGATGTAAGCGGTAAGGCGGATTCTAAACAGGATGCAATAAGAAAAGTAGAAGCTGCAGTAAATTTGGCTAATAGAAGTACATCCACAATGTCTATTACAATGATGGGAAACTTTAAGTTGATAGCAAGTGCATGTGTAAAAATAACAGGGCTTGGTAAGTTAAATGGTAAGTATTTTATAGATAAGGTAAGACATTCAGTTGGAAATGGATATGAAGTGAGCTTAGACATTAGCAGAGTACAAAATAAAATAACTATAAATGGAACAGTTGAAACTGAAGAAGTTAAAAAGAAGACAAAGAAAAAGAAGAAGACAATAAGAAAAACTAAGAAGAAAAAAACAAATAGCAAGAAATAAGGTGATAAGATGGCAGCACCAGTTAGAGTAGGTAGAATATCTACGATAAATTATGAGGAAGGGACAGCAAGAGTACTCTATACAGATAGAGATAATTCAGTAACAAGAGAACTTCCTTTTCTATCTAGTGAGTATAATATGCCAAAGGTAGGAGACCAGGTACTTGTAGTACATATATCTTCTGGAGAAGAAGCAGGAGTAATAATAGGAAAGTTTTGGAGTAAAAATAACAAACCTTCTAAGAAAGTAACATATCAAAAAGAGCTTGGAGAAAATACAGGAGAAGCATATGTAAAATATTTTGATGGGAAACTAACAATAAAGGCAGCAACGTTGAGTGTAGAAGATGAAGAACAGACAATACAAGTTATTCAGATGATACTAGATCACCAAAAAAGAATAGAAGAATTAGAAAGAAAAGTAGAAGAACATGAGAAAAGAATAAAAGCAATAGAAGGGATATTAGGGTTAGGTGGTGAAGGATAATGATAGGTAACTTAGGAGGTAAAATAATATTTGAAGTAAGTGATAAAAAAATATTAACACCTAACAATTTCAATAAAAATGTAACAGCTAATTGGGCAAAGCATAATAGAATACTAGGAAAACCAAAAAGTGAGTTTTTAGGAGCAGATTTACAAACTATAACATTTGATATGGTATTAGATGTAATGCATGGAGTTAAGCCTAAAGACACACTAGCATTACTTGAAAGAATGGTAGAGCATGGTGTGTGGATGGTACTTGTAATAGGTAATGAAAGAATAGGAAAACATTATTGGAAAGTAACAAGTATAAGTGAGCAATGGGACACAGTACTTAATAAAGGTGAGCTGGTGAAGGCAACAGTAAGTGTTTCACTTGAAGAAGCATTATAAGGA